CCTGCATATGTGTTAACATATACTTTCATTGCATTGTTCAATGTACCAACCATCTTAGTGTTAGTTGGAGCTTCGAATGTACCTTCTGTAGTACGTGCAAACGCTGAAGTAGTTGCTGACTGAAGAATTGTAAGCGCAAATGGGCTAACAACACACCAGTTACCAGCACCACGACGTGTGCGCTGTGCAATCTTGTTTGACTCACGGTTGATTAGAACAGCTAGTGCAGCATGCTCGTCACCAACGAAAGTAGCAGTACCAGAAACAGTAGTCTGATTGTAGTCAGAACCAGCTGCGCCAGCTAAAGTACTTAGTGAAGCAAGAACTTCTTGGTCAATCTCAGCAGTGATTTCTTGTGCTAAAGCAGCCATAATTTCTGCTTCAACGTCGATACCATGCATTGACTGTGCGTCTTGTGCAGATTCAAAAGTCCAGCGAGCTGATAGCTTGCGTGATTTTGCTTCTACAGTTTGCTTCAAGATCTGGATGCTTAGTTTATTACCAGCTGCGCCTTCTAGTGCAGCAGTTGAAGCTGCTTTACCAGTAGTTGCACCTGAGTATGACTCAGCAATCTTGAATGGTGAAAGAGCTTCTTCACCAGCAGTTGCACCAGATGCACCTGCGTTAAATGTGTCGCTGTAGCGAACACGTAGTGTGTGGATTTGGCCCACAGGTCCAGTCATAGGCTGAACACCAACTAATTCGTTAGCAATAACGGTTGGCATTACACGTCTAATGACAGGTAAAATAACACGGTTAAGTGTTGCGACATTACCGGCTGATGTTGCGCCTGCTGTTGCACTCTCTGAAAGATACTTGCGAGTATTTTCCAAAGTAGTTGCCATTACAGCCTTCTTTGTGCCTGATAGGCCTTCGAGAAGTGCGCTTTTTGTATCATGCCAGCGGCTTTCTAGTAGTTCCGACATAGTTTTCTCCTTATTTTAAACCAGCTAAACGTCTAATGTCAACGACATTATCATCTTGCATTGAACTAACGTTAGTTTGTGTATCTCTATTGCCTGTAATTTCTTTTGCCTCAGATAAGACTGCCTTCTTTGCCGGAGTATGTCCATCGATAACCGATGGCAGGTACTTATCAAAAGACTTTTGAAGTCTATCGGTTTGTACTGATTCCAGTAAATCTGTCATGATTTCTCTTTGACCTTTATTCAAAGGTGCTAGGAGTTCATTAAGTCTGTTTTTGCGTTCAGCAATTGCTGTTATACGCTTGATTTCACTGTCTTTAGATTCAGCTAATACTTTTGCTTTAGCAGCAAATGCTTTCGCTTCAACTAATTGCTTGTCTTTCATAGCAACAACTTGCATTAATTTTGCAGTTTCTGAATTTTCGTTCAGATGACTTGTTGCATATTCTGAAGCAAACGCTTCAAATAGCTTGCGACCGAAATCGTTTCTACGTGCTTCTTCAATATCTTCTTTAAGTTGGCTCATTTCTCCCTTAAGAGTTGATTCAACTATAGCAGATACCTTCACAGCACTCTTTGCGATAAAAGTTTGTTTAACTTCTGCAAATTTGTTTTTAGCTTCTTTAATAAGTTTTACCTTAGTTTCAGCTAAGTCTTTTTTGTCTTCGTGGAATTCTGCAATTTCTTTAGCTAATGCATCAACGATAAAGTTCTCAAGCATTGCAAATTTACTTGCAATAGCTTTTTGATCTTCATGCAATTCAGAAACTTCTTTTGCTAGTGACTCAGTAACAAAGCGCTTCATTAGGTCTGCGTTTTCACGCATAGCTACTGCATACTTTGCTTTTGCTTCTGCTAGTTGTTTGCGATCTTCTGCAAACTCAGCAATTTCTTCTGCAAGACGCTCAGAAAGCATAGAGTCGATAGCTTCAACCATAGTTGACTTATCATGCTCATACTTCTTTGCAAATTCTTCACGTAACTCAGCAGTTACCTGCATTTTGTTTTCTTGAATCTTTGCATTCCATGCGCCTTCGATGTCTGCACGTACTTCTTCTGATACTACATCATTTTCGAAAAGTGTTTTAAGTGCT